TGAACTTGCGACCTGAGCTTTACAAAAGCCCTGCTCTATCCAACTGAGCTACGAAGGCAAAAAATCGGATTATTTCCGATCAAACTGGAAAAGTCCGTGATAAGAACCCCAAACCTGAAGATCAGTTTCTGGATCAAATCCTTTATCTACAACATTATAATAGTTATTTCCAAGAAAAGCTTCTGTAACTAGATATGTATTTTTTCCAGATTTTTCAATAAAACATTCTTTGCATGTGTTTTGACCGTGAAATTCATCTTTCTCTTCATCGTAAGTAAAGATGACATTACATCCTTCTAGGTAAGGTTGTTCTTCTGTATCTTTATGAGATTTTAGAATAATGTTCTCATTTTCTTCGATGACTTCAATAATAGATTGTCTATATGGATTTTGATCCATTATATATTTTTGAGTCACTCTAAATTTATTGTCTGAAATTTTTGTGTGGTTAACTTCAATTAATGCAAATTCCCTAGGCATATAAAATGCTTGTTTTTGGTTATCAAAATAACCTTCGAAATAAGAAATAAATTTAGATGTAAAGGTCATTTTAAAAAATATTTTTGATTTATTTATACGATAGGAACGGGGAGACTTGAACTCCCACGAGCATAATGCCCAACTGATTTTAAGTCAGGTGCGTCTACCGATTCCGCCACGCTCCCATGTTTTTAGGTAGGACTGCAGGGAATTGAACCCCGTTCACTCCGTTATAAGCAGAGGGCTTTAACCAATAAGCAACAGTCCCATAAAAATCCTACTCAGGTTTGTAGGTTTTAGGGTTATACTTCAAGTACTCAAAGAATGTCAACTTCATTTCTTTTTGAGTCATTCCACAATGTTTTGCTGCAGCGGGTAGTGTCATCTTTGCATGAAATAGTCCTTCATTAGCCTGACGAACATTTTCTGGAGTGGTTTTTACTTGATATTCATAAAGATTTTTGTAACTAATTTTAAATGGATTCATTTTAGATTGGTACAATCTCCAGGTTTTGTGCATTAAGTACGGTCTTAATGTAAGACTCCCACCTCATTGCGTCTTCTATATTGTAAAACACCGCTTCGTGTTTGGCAAGGCCCCTTTTCTTGGGTTTAAGGTATTGTACTTTATACTTCATAGAATAAATCCAGATTCTTCAATAGTTTTGGACATTGTATAGTATTTTTGAGGATTTTTAAATGTTTCATGAATATCAAAATTTTTATCATTAACAAATTTAAATAGATTATTTGCAAACTCTAAATTTTGTTGAAAAGTAAGATGATTAGGTCTCTTAGTAGGATCGTCTCGTAAAAATGTTTTTTCTGAAAATTGGGACATATCCTGTAAACCAATTCTCCACATTCCTGGAGTTTTTTTGGATGTTAGTTTATTATTATTTACTTCGTAAAAATCAAAACACTCTATATTAAAACAATCTGGTCTTTTTAATTTAACACTATCTCTCATTGCAATGATACTTAATAAGTTTTTTGTTTCATATAAGTTCACAAATTTATTTTCATTTATAACCCACTCTTTGATATTTGAAGTTAAATTCATATGTTGAAGATGAATATCAAATATAATATCTACATTTTTAGACATCATAAAACTACAGTGGTGTTTTAAAGTATCAAAGTTATTTTCAACTGAAATTAACCAACATCTAGTAGGATGAGTCCAGAAAAAAAATACTTGATCGTAGTTTTCATGAGTTTCCAAAAATTTTAGGTATGAATATCCCACTGATGTTCCAGATTCTCCAAATACATCAACCTCATTTTTCATTAAATGTGAAAAAAACTTTGGCCATCCGGAGTAAAAACTTGCAAAACTATCTCCGTATATTGCTATTTTTTTCAATCTGCAACAACCTCACCACGCAGTTCTGCAAGTTTTGCAGTTGCAAGACATTCTACCATAGTCCAATAGAGTTCACCACTCATAGGAAAAAATTCATCAACAAAATGGGTTGCACAATCTTCCTGAAATTCACGAAGTTCTTGCAGGGTTTTACGATCAACTTGCATGTGGGGGTGGTTGAGAGAACGACCTTATCATACCAAGAAAGAATAGGAGTGTCAACGGGGTCTGTGACAGTTCTTTAAGTGTCTATTCAAATTCAGTAAAGTCTGTGTTTTCTAATGTTGCAATTTGAGTGGTTAACTTATTAATTTCTGCAGTTAAAAATCCCATACCCCTCTTTAATGACCAAGCAGTATTCTCTTTATCATCACGGACATCACGAAGTACTCCAGAAGCATTGGCGTAGTAATTAATTATGGGCAATTTTTCGGCAATAACTGCATTCATATTTGTTTCTGCAGCAGTAATATTTGAGTTATATGTATTGCAAGTTGCAGTGCTAGCTGCGCCTGGTGGTTTTGCACTAGTGGTTGTAATTACCGATTGTGGTGTGGTTAGTCCCAATCCAATCACTACCGTAGTTCCTTCTGGTTTATATTGAAAAGTATAACTCACGACCGTTCCACCAACAACAGTAGGAACATTGAGTCCAGGCCAACTTGCAGCACCAATATAATATGGAGCAAAACCAGCTCCTACTGGAGGTTCTGGGTCAATAACTTCTCTCCAATAGGTTACTACATCTGGATCCCCATTGTTAATAATTTTCAAACTATGACCATATCCTATTTTTGATTCATTTTTTATAAGAGATATTTCTACAGGATCGGATCCACTCTTAGTATAATCAAAAGTTTCATCTATACTTGCATCATTTCTAATAACTACAAATTTTGCATTTGTTCCACCTGAAGGGCTTGTAGTACTGATGAAGATGGTTGGATAAAATGTTACAATTCCAACTCCAAATGATCCTAGTGTAGTAGATGCTATTGCAGGTTTACTCAAAATAATAGTATTTACAGTAGCTGTAGCAACACCAGAAACTCCTTCATCGTTTATAATGGATATTTGTGTAGTTGTAGTTCCAAATCCAACGACTACGGTATCTGAAGATGTTACACCAACACGAATGATTCTGTCTCCAGTAGAAATTCCTGTAGTGACAATTCCCTGTCCAGTGTGGATTAAAATTGTAGATCCTATTGAAATATCTGCACCAAAAGTTGTTGAAAATCCAATTATAGAAGTAGAACCAAATCCTACTACTTCTGGAAGATTTCCTATCGAAAAAATACTTGGACTTTCCAAATCATCCGAAATGGTATCTCCAATTTTTATATTGTCTAATGCGGTAGAACTTGAATCATTAACAATAATATATGTACTACCTATTCCAACAGATCCATCTGGTATTTCTTTTACTAGGTTTGCCCCATAATCTCTGTTGTGAGGTCTCTTATAATATTTTGCACCATAGTAATTAATTTGACGATATTGATCTGGGTCTTTTTGAACTTGCCAATATTGATATGTAACTAAAGTTGGACCGGAACTTCCAAAAATACTTGTTCTTTTAACTTCTCCAGTCTTTACCCATTTCAAATTACTTAAACAATTGTCAGATATTCTTACATCATAAGCCTGTTTTACGGGAGTGATTGAATTATTAATATCTTCAATTAGTCCTGGAATTTTTTTATCCATTTCAACTATTAACTTATCGTAACCATCAATGGTTACATCTGTTAATAGAAGAATGTCATTAATGGATTCTCTCTGATTTATTTTTTGTTGTTTATCATCTTTTAATGAGTCTATAATACTCCTAGAAGTATTAGTACCTCTTGTCAATCCCAAAGACGATCTTATCAGATCAGAAGCCTCAGGGCCGGTTGTTGCTATACTTGTGGTTCCTATTCCTATAGTCATTATTGTTTATACTCCACTTCAAGTTTTTCTACGTCAATTCTTTCAGCGTAAATAATATAACTACAATCAATTGATCCGCCTGTATTATTTACTACGTTTATTTTTCTTCCCCATTCTATATTTTTTACATATAATTCTTGATAGAATGTATGTGGAGTTAAGTTCACCGTAATTGTTTCTGGGTCTATTAAGTTATTCCAATAATCTGGCAATTCTATCGTATTATTTCCAATCAATCTTCCTCTATAGTAGACACCTATTTCTGGACCTTCCAAACACGAATGTTTGAGTCTCATTCCCTGTTTATTTGGGTGAGGAATATCAAATAGTTTAAATGGAGCAGCAACAGAAGCAAACTGACCAAAAGCAGCTTCAATTCTGGGAGTAAGTATCTTTGTTGCAGTTAAAGTTTTATCAACAATTACAGTATTGAATGTATTAAATTTTGTCCCTTGATTCATTCCATTTTTTATATTAATGGAATTACTCAAACTTAAAGCATTTCTTATGGTAACTCCAATTTTTGAAGTTAATCCTGTTACATTTGAAACTGCAACTCGATTAACAACTCCAAAAACATTCGTAATACCTACAATTTCCAAAGAAACTGGAATACCTGGAGCTAAAGGTGGTCCAATCATGCAACCAGCTCTTGGAACTCCTGCAGAAATTGTTGCACCAATATAAACTGGTCCATTTAACACAGCAACACCAGGGAGTATTCTGGTACTAATATCCAAGAACGATGTGTCCAGTTGACCTACTATAAGTTTATCGAAATTTTCGATAGATCCAAACATAATTTATTTTACCTATGTAAGAAATTTTTGAACTTTAGTCAACACAGATAAAATTTTACCTATACTAAATCCTTGGAACAAATCTGTTAATACACCTCTAGCAAGTTGTATGCCTCCGGCTAATTCTATTACTTGAGCAACAAGAGTAATATTATTTGAACCTAAAATAGTTGTATTGGTTGATTGAATGTTTGTAATCGGAGACTTTAGATTCATAATCTTGGGTGAGTTCAAAGTAACTTCACCATTTCCATCAGTAGATTCAATTCTAATATTTTTGCCTCTAATTATAACATCTCCACTCATAGCCTCAATTATTATATCACCAGTTTGTGTTCTAATAATTTTAGCTGGTTGTTTATCCGGAACTGGTTTATTTGGATCGCATCCAGATATTTCGTAAGAAACTTGTTTACACTGTTCATAGTAATTGCCGTTCTGCAGAAACATGAACCCCTGACCATTATCAGTAGTTATTGAATAATCAATAGTCTGTTTTAGAATTTGATCTTTTGTTCCAGATTTTACGACATATCCAGGTTTCTTTTCGTAATATTCTTTAGGATGATTGTCTGTCATTTTTTACACACACTGAACTACTGATTTGATTTCATCTGTTCCAATTCCCGTTCTTAATTCTGGGTTATCAACAATATATTGTGGAACATACTGAACTACTGGATATAATTCCGCACCTTCTCCTGTATTTGTATTTATTACCACTGGTGGAACGGACTTAAATTCAGTGGAACAATAATTTGATGAAGTAACTCCTATAATAGATCCATTTTTGGAAAGAATTGGACCATAAACGCAGTTTCCAATGTTTATGGTATCACCAGATGTATAACCAACACCAGGTCTTTCTACAATAACATTAGTTACTATACCAACCGGAATACTTGATACTCCAACAATTCTTGTAGTTTGTTGTGTAGTTGTTCTTTGTACTGTTGTTGACTCCGGTGTTATTTCAGTTCCCACTACAGGTTCAGTTAAATTTGTCTGACAATATCCAGACCCGACACTTCTTAAGTAGATTGCAGAAATATTTCCGTTAGGATTTATTACACTTGTAGCTTCTGCTCCAGATCCATAATTAGAATTATCTATTATAGAAACTCTTGGTGGATATGTATAACCTCTTCCTGGATCATCTACTCGAATCGTGAGTAAAGATCCGTCTGTTGGGGATACTACAGCAGTTGCTCTAGCTCCAATTCCATCTCCAGAAATAATAATTTGTGGTGGAATACAATTATAAAATCTTACTCCAAATGGCAATGGACCTAAATCTGATTGTGTTAGTGGATTTATAATCCTAGATCTACAATCTTTAAAAGGAGTATCTCCAGATCCAAATATAGAAAGATATCCTAAAGTTTCATCAATATTTCTTCCCAATCCATTAAGAATATCAATTGTTCCAATTGAATTTGCCCAACTGTCTGGAGGAGGGAATTTAATTCCACTGAAAGGATCGTACTCTGAAGTTGATTGACATTGAAGGGAATCGCAATCTAAGAAACTTAATAATTGATTTAAAATATTTACTGCACCTCTCATTGTACCAACAATACCACTAATTCCCCCAGATAACCACTCTAACCCAGATAAAACAGTTCCAAGAGCACCATCAATTATGTCTGCAAGTTTTTGAATTAATGCTCCTGCCAATTCTTCCGTTGCACATCTAGGAATATTGGGGCTTTTTCCCAATATTCCACTTAAAAGACTTACAATAAAGTCTAATATTGGTCCAAAAATTTTTTCAAATAGACAAAAAATAATATTAAGAACTTGTTTTCCTGCCTCAGAAACTGGTAATTGTTGTGGTTTAGGAATTATTAACGCAATTAAATCTCTAAACAAGTTACCAACAAGTTTTATAATCATATCTCTCATTCCATTGATAACCAATTTCATGATTGATGCTATCGATCTCGCAACTCTTTTAATAAATTGTTCGATATCAACGATTGTGTTTCTTATTGGATCAATAAAACCCAATGCAGTTTTTTCTAATCCATTGACAAATCCAATAAAACTTTGAAGAGTATTAGTAAGTTGTGAAAGAATATTATCTCCACAACCATTTGAACTTTGAATTGACCCAGCATCCCTAAAAGGTTTTAGAAATGCACCTAAAGAAGCATCATCTAAGAACAATTGATCTACAACAACACCTTGATATGAAAAATTGGAACCAGAGTTATTTTGAGTATTAGGTGTAAGTGGAGAGAAATCTGGAGATAAATCTAAACTTCCCTCCGTATCTATCCCAAATTTGGGATTACTTTGCATTGTAAATGCTGGTCCAGAGTCAACCGTATTTTGATCAACTGGATTAACTATCCCTTCTTGATTTGCGTATTGTCTCGTTAATCCTGTTTTGAAGTTACCTTTCATTCCAGTGAAAGGTTTGAATGGACCTGGTTCTTTTGCGTTTTTAACTGCTTGGGTTCTATAAAAACAAGACATGATGACGGGTTGTTGGCCTTCTTCACCATCCAAGAAAAATCCTAATACAGATTCTCCACCAACAAGTGTTGGAATTTTTCCAAATCCACCTTGACCTGGAGCTCCATCTGAAGCACTAGTTAATACATGAGCCCATGGTAAATCTTTATCTGGAAGAATATTATCATCAAATGAATGATATCCAATAATTCTTACCTTTACTCTATATGCCCAACTATCTTCTTTTTTATTTGATTCTAATTTTCCATCTACTCTAGATTTTTCGTCACGCCAAACTTTTGGATCTGCAACTTGACCGATCCACCATACAAAACCATCTTTTCCGATAAAGTTTGACTTTAATAAAGATTCTTCAATCATTAGCTTTCGTAAATCCTACACTCTAGTGCGTCTGGGTTTGAATCACAATACAATTCCAAAGGACTTGGATCATGATCATCATCTGGATGATTTAATTTATATGACTCAAGAGATTCAAGTTCTTCTTGAGTATGTCTTCTTGCTTGTGGGGAAGTAATTGGATTGTCAAGAATTTCTTTGTCCTTGGCAATACGTGCGTCTATGTTTTTCATGATTAGTATAATCCGTAAGAGTCTCTAATAAGTTTAAGAGAAGTTACCACTTGTCCACCTTCAAAGTGATGTCTAAGCTCTTTAATTAAATATTTTCCACTTTGTTCTTCATCCACAGTAGATTTTTTAGTTGAATCTACCTTGGGAAAATGTGCTTCTATGACATCACCAGCTTTAAGATTGATATTACAGGGAACTACCATATTTAGTGACTGAGTAAATAATAAATTATATCTAGAAAAAGATTTAGCCATATCTGCATTGTCTCTACCTGAACTGCCTGAAATATCATTTGGATCTAAAGTTCCTCGATCACTAGTTCTAACCAAAATTCTTGAAAAAGATTCCCCAAAACCTTCTGGAATACTCAATTCATCCTGAGAACCTAATTTACTTTTAATTTCATCTTTTAAATAATATCCATAAATGTCTACTTTATTTTCATATAGATCATAAAAGTAAGTTTTATTGGCATACATACCAACTCTTAATGACTTCATCAAATCTATATTTTTTTCTACATTATAATTAAGAATTGTAAAGTTTGCAGCATTTGATTGATGTTCTATTACAGAATTATAAGTATACTTTGGAACTGAACCTTTTGACTTTGTTGCTGATACTAATTTTTCTATACTTCTAAAATTAAATCCTTCTTTATTTTCATAAAATAAGAATCCCGCGACACCTTTTGCTTGTGAACCTTTCGTTCCGGATGAAGTATTATCGGGTATTCCTTTTGGGCCCAACCAAGTTAAAATATGAAATGGTTTTTTCTGATTTCCTATAAAAGAGTAGGAATTGGAAGTTTTTTCTATATTCTCACTCTCAAATTTGTCGGTGCGTAAAATATCTCTAAGAATTGAAGTTACATGTTCGTTAATTGGAACTTTTTGATACTTTTTTTCTACTCTAGAAGTTTCGTTCGTAAGTCCTTCTCTAGATACTAAGTTTAGAGTAAATTGTTCACTAACCCCATTTGAAACGTAATTACTAACTTTATAAACATACATTCCATTATCACCATCAAGAATAAAATTACCTGTACCTACGGATAAATCTAGAATTACTTTTTCCCCACCACGAATAGGTAAACCATGAACTAAACTGTTTGACATCACAACATTAATTGTCATAGTAACGCAAGGTGAAAGAATATCTTCAAAATAGTCTATGGATAATACACTATTTGTAATATCAATTCTTTTTTTTCCATCAAGAGAAAAAATTTCAAGAGCGTTATATTTTAAACCTGCGACTGCCTGTGACATGTTATGTTGATGAAAGGGATGTTAAGAGAATGCTCTTCATTAAACTATTTAACACCTGACCTTCAGTTGGTCCTGGTAAAACTATAGTTTCAGTTCCCCCAGGAGAAGATATAACCATTGGAGTTTGATTGTTACCACCCTGAGAAATTGGAATGAGTGTAATACTTGATTGTGGTAAATTATAAACAGGATATTGTTGTATTTGTTGTGGGATAGTTCGTTGAATTGTTGGAGCTGGATATACTGGAGGTGGAGGAGAGATATAAGACTGTCCAGATTTCTGTGAGGCTTCAATGGAAGAAATTAATACTTTTCTTTCTAAATCTTCTCCAGATAATCCTTGGAGTTTTGCATCTTCTCTTGCTTTTGTTGCGGCAGAAAAAACAGTGGGATCAGAAGCACCAGTTTTAGTTGGATCTAACATTCCTCGTAACTTATCTGTTGACATTTTGGACAAGTCTTGAGTAGAAGTTGGTTGAGTTTGTTGTTGATTAACATCTTTTCCAGCAACATTTTGTTGAGGTTTTACTGTAGGTTTTACTCTAACATTTCCTCCAAATCTAAAAACTCTGTCTTGATATGGAGTAGGATCAGTTGTTTTTCCATTTACATCAACTTCAAAGTGTAAATGTGGTCCTGTGGATTGTCCTGTTGATCCTACAGTTCCTATTACTGTTCCTGGGGTTATTTGTTGTCCTGGTTTTACATTGACGGAATTTAAGTGAGCATAAAAACTACTAATTCCTCCTGGATGATCTACTTTTACTTGATTTCCATATCCATTACGAACAAATCCAGAATTTGCAACAACACCTGGTTGAATTACACTCACTGGAGTTCCTGCAGGCATAGGGTAATCATTTCCTCTATGCATCCTCATTCCACCTCTAATTGGATGAGATCGCATTCCATACTTAGATCCTAATTTGGAACTTGGTAAAGAACCTCCAGATGCCTCAAGATCTTGCATTGTTCCACCAAGACCACTACTAGTAGTATCTCTATCACCATATTGATCATTTTCCAATATTTCCTCAGATTCACTAACCTGCTTATTTGTATCTTTGGATGATTTATCTGTTGCACCAAAAGTTCCCAAAGAAGTTGTTCTTTCAAATTGAGTTACTACTTTATCAAATTTATCTAATACTTCCGAAAAAGTAACTTTTGTTGTTGCTTCAATTGCTAATTGTTTTTGTCTTTGTTCTTGTTGTTTTAATTTTACTGTTGTTTTTTGTTTACCCTCTTTAGTTGAAGCTTCATAAGCTCTATCTGCTAGATATCCACCAGCAAATGCACCTAAACCACCTACAGCGGCACCAAGAACAAATCCTAATCCAGGTATAGGGACAAGACCCTGACCTATCATACCTGCAGTTATGGCACCAGCAAGAGCACCTCCTGCAGCTGCACCCGCAATTCCTCCAGCAGCAGATCCAGCAGCACCAGCTCCTGCTTTACCTACAGATTCACCTTGAGACAACCCTTGAGCAAAATCCAATCCAGCAAGTAATGGAGTTAAAACTCCTAAAGCTCTAACTCCGGAAATTCTTACTCTCCCGCCCTTTGGTATAGTTTTTCCTGATTTTGGTGATGGTTGTTTTTTACCTCCACCAAAAAAATCTCCAACAAAAGATCCCGCATCAAGAGCACCACTTGCCAATCCACTTAATAAATTTCCAGCATTTCCAAATGTAGAGGTTACATTTGCTTTTAAAGCCTTCTTTAATTTTCTATCATTAAATTTAATACCTGCAAGTTGTTGCGTTTCTATGTCCATAAAACGCAAAAAATCTTGATAGTTTCTTTGAGTTTTTTTCATTACACTCGCAGATCTATCAAGATTGACGATCTTATTTGCTGCTTCAAGTAGAGGAGAAGAAATAGGTTTTTCCATTAGCCGTCAACTATATTATAAACCATTTTAGAATATAAAGTTAAAAAGTTATCATTATTTGTTGGTATTAAAAATGGAACTTGGCCACTTCCCGATATTGTTTCTGGTGGTAATTGTGGTTTTTGTTGAGAAGATCTTTGATTCATTCCACTAGTAAGCGGCATAACATTTACTTGGGGTGGAGGTGAAATGATAACTGGTTGTGAAACTTGTTGAGCAACTTGTTGTTGTATTTGTGACGGTTGTGGAGCAGCAGAAACCTGATCTGCGGTTACTTGATTAACCTGAGCTTTTACATCACTCTTTTGAGTAATTTGTTGAGTAATTTGTTGAGCCGGGATAGGTTGTTGTTTTCCTCTAATATTACTTTGTGTTCCTTTACCAAATTGATTTAAAGCCATTTCAGCGAACTTATACCTATTTTCCATCATAGGTATTCCAGCCGCTAACATTTCATCTTCAAAAAGTTTAGTCGCAGCCCTTACATCTTTAACTTGTTTTAATCTTCTATAAGTTCCACGTTCTTTCATTTCCATAATCATATACTCATATTGAGTTTCCAATTTCATTGGATCTTTACCACTTTTTTTAGCCCATGCAGTAAGTCTATCCCATCTTTCTCCACTACCTTTTCCAGTTCCCCATTGAGCCATTCCTCTACCTGGCCCACCTCCATGTTGTCTTTTTGTTGGATCTACTCCCGATTCTTGCATCAAATTTCCAATTACACCAGAAGCGGCTTCTGGAGCAAATCCTTCTGCAATTAGAGCATTATATACTTTTTCTGCGTTAGTATTACCCTTTAACGATTCTGTTGATACTGGACCACCCCCTCCACCTCCAGGGCCTTCTGGTGTTTTTTGTTCTGATGGGGTTGCAGTTCCAGATGAACCTGCAGATGGTTTTGTTTGTTGTTCTCTTGGTTTAAGACCTTTCAATGCAGAATCAAATCTATCCAAAATTAAACTAAATCTCTCTAAAAGTGGAGTTGGAACTCCCTCTCCTCCAGTAGATATAGCCTCAACATTCCCTCCCCCAGGTTGTGCAAGAGCACTTACCACTTGAGATCCACCAGCACCAGCTAATGCAGCACCACCCAACATTAATCCTGGGCGTCTTCTCATAGCCCTCATTATTCCAGTTGGAGCACTTCTTTTTAGTCCTCCACCAGGAACTTTAACATCTAAATTAAGACCAGATCCACCTGCAGATGCAGTAGGTAAATTTGAAAGTTGATTTACAACTCTTACAATTGTCTTTCTTATATTTTTTGCTACTTCAAAAGTTTCTGCAAATACTTTTTGTAAACTTTCTAAATTTTCACCAAGTTTTTTGATGTTGGATGGATTTGCAAAAAAGTTTATATATCCAATAGCTTTGTCATAAAGACTTAGAAACTTTTCTAGAATTCTATTTGGAGTATTTGTATCAATTTTATTAACTCTATCGTTATAACTTTTTTCTAATTTATTTAATCTGGAACCTACAATTTGATTAACGTTTTGGTTTATTGATTGAACTCTTGTTTCTACATTATTTAAAATATTTGAAGATAATGTTTGGATAATTGATCCCAAATCGGGAACTTGTGGAGCAACCCCTGCGGCTCCACGATAAAATCCTACAATTTTGTTGGCAGCACTAGAAACGACAGAAGATCCTAGAGGAGTTCCACCACTAATAAAATTTTGAGCAGCTTCAGCCGTCGTCGATCTATCTCTAACAATACTAGACGGATTTAGTGGTGAACTAATTGCCACGGTTTGCTGCCTGTTGTGCCTTTAGGTTTTCTTCTTCAATATGTTGTTTCAATAGGGCAAGATATACATCTCTTTCCCAAGGCATTAAATTTTCAATCTCAGTCAAAGAATATTTATGGAACTGCATGAGAGCGAAGTTGATACGGAAATATGACTCAAGATCAATATGAGCCATAATTAACCGAAAAAACTTGTTAGACCCTCCAACGTTACAGTATTTTCTTGTTTAGTCTTCGGATTTACTACAGTAAATGTATGTTCAAGTTTGGGCATTGTCTCAAAAAACTCTTCAATCTTTTTAAACTGTGAAGAATTCATACTTTCAATAAATTCAATTAATTCTTTTTTAGTTACGTCAGAAGCAGCCCAAGATTCTTCTGCAGTAAAAATCATTTCAATGCAAGAGGAAATAATATCAAAAGACTTTTCAATCGTTGAGACTGATTCATCAGATCGTTTAAAGTCAAAATTGTTTTTAATAAATTGATCCAATGAAGGATATTTCATTTTGACGATAATTTGATTATCAAGTTTAATTTCCGTCGTATGATTTGGATCCTTTTGAACTTTAACTTCATCAACGAAAATTTTGACAGGTACTTCAGTTTCCCCATCGTCAGCACAAGTTACAATTAGATCAATGGATTCTCCTACAGACTTTCCACGAACATTTAAGAAGATATATTCAATGTCAAAAGAAGGTAGTTCTTCTACTTTAATATTTTTAGTTAAAATGCAATCTTTTAGAACAGATTTAATTGCAAGAGTGATTTGTTTAATATCTTGACTTTCTAAGGCTAAAATTAAAATCTTTTCTTCTTTAACTAAAAATGGTCTATACTTTATTGTTTTTCCTGTAGATGGCAACTCAAGTTCATAAGTTGGTGTAGCAATTTTGGGTAATGGCATCGGAATGATTACGAATTCAGTTATTGATATTTATCGGTTGGTATTGATGGTTGGAGAATTTGTGTTTGCATTACTTTGACCAACTGGACTACCTTGTTCCGAAACAACTTGTGGACTTGCAAGAAGCAATCTTTCTCCATTATTTGTAATGAGTTCATTAAATTTGGAAAATCCTGTTCCAAAGTGTTTCATAACTGTATATCTATCATAATTAAATGTAACTGTTGTTTTGGTAATTGTACTTCCATCATAAGATACTGGTAGAGCAGTTAAATTTGTAGGAAATGCATTTACAAATCTATAGGTCAACATTGAAGGAGTTCTTTGAACGTCTCCAGTATTACTAATTTCAAAGTCTCTTTCAAATTTTGTTATAGCTAATTCTCTTTTATAGGTATCTGGATATCTCATTCTGTAGAAATTAGTATGTTCAAATGCGGCTTTATTACTGGTACTACCCCTTTCAGAAGGACCAAATGGAGATGATCCTGAATAAAGAGGATTAATGAAATTCATCCATTCTTCGAAAAGACGAATGATATTATAATCAGAATCAACGTAAAACTCTAAGGTTAGATCTGCAAACTGACGCATTACTGGAAATCTTTCAGTAACTCCTTGTCTACTTCCAACTTCTTCAGTCATAGAAAAGGTAGACCCTGGTAAAACTGCACTATGGCACATGAACTCATACTTTAAAGTAGATAAAGCTTCTGGAAAAATTCCACATGCAGACAACCAAGAGTTGACATCTTCGGATTGGCCTGGATTGCTAGCAAAAAATAAAGTAGTCTTAAATTGACTAGTTACAGAAAGCTGACCAAATAAATCTCTAACACTGGGTAATGCGCCTCTACCATCATTGGTATCTCTCGGCACAGTCATCCTAATATAAAGTGGATCCACTCTGTATGGATTACTTGGGTAATCAACTCTAAATGGTTCCGCCATCTATAAATATTTTTTGAGGATCTATAGTATGTATATGGGTAAATCAATAAAAAGTAAATATCGTCCAGAAAATCCACAAAAATATAAAGGCGATCCCACAAATATTATCTGCAGAAGTAGTTGGGAAAGAAAATTTTGTAGATATTGTGACTTAAACGAAAATGTAAATCAGTGGCAATCTGAAGAATTCTGGGTTCCTTATAAATCTCCTCTTGATGGAAAAGTTCATAGATATTTTCCAGATTTTTTTGTGAAATATAAAGATAAAGATGGAAATACACGAACAGTAGTTATTGAGATAAAACCTAAAAAAGAACTAGAAATGCCGGAACAAAATCCCAAAAGAAGAACAAAGGCTTGGGCATATAAAGTTCAAACTTGGGTTAAAAATCAAGCAAAGTGGAAAGCAGCAAGAGAATATTGTGCAGATCGTAACTATGAATTCCGAATCATGACTGAGGAGGATTTAGGAGTATGAGAGACGTTCCATACGAAAGGGGTAAGGGTATTGGTGACCAAATCACAAGAGAAGCTGGAAAGAAAAATCGCAGTGGAGATTGGTATAGTGGTAGACTGCGGCAAATTCTTGGAGAACTTCAAAAAGATGATATAAACCTTCTCGATACTGGAGGTATTGAAGTAGGTAGGATGTATTTTTTCATTTATGGTGCAAATAGTCCTAAATTATCTTTTTTTGACAGACAACCTTTAACGTATATTACTGAAGTCAATTATAGTCAAGGATATTTTATTGGTATTAATTTGCACTATGTTGGAAGACAATATCGAGAGGGGCTTGCAAAAAGTTTGATAAATAAGTCAGATACCGTAGGTGTTCCTCGCAATACTATTCATCGTTACTTTTTTTCTGGAGTTGCTGGAGGATTTTTAAGAGTTCCAGAAAAGGATTGGCCCTCCGTTGCATTATTACCAACTGAAAAATTTGTTGATATGAGAGGACAATCTTTCCCGAATCATAAAGCCTGGAGCAAACCTTAAGTGGCATATCAAAATTTAAGTCCAAAACCTTATTTGTCAAATAATGGAGTAAATTATTTACTTCAATATGATCCAAACAATGGAGCAGTTCAAGTTATTCAGGAGAATGCTCCTGCGGGAACTCAATCAATTTATAAGGATGGAAATTGGACTTCATCTGTAAATAATACAACAGTAACTAATCAAGAAAAAATAGCAATACATAATAATATTCAACGTTCAGTTCAAAACGCACATAAAGCCGGAGGTGGTAATGCAAAAGGACTGAGGTTGCCTCTTTGGGCGGCAAGTGCTCAACAGGGAAGTCTTCCTGGTTCTACTAATGTGCAAATACCAAATGCAGCTAATGGAAATTCATCAGCTGGTGGTGGAATTTCAGGAGCTTTTGGAGCAATTATAAATCCAGATGAAACATTGAAAAATATATCAGTAACCAATGAAAATTTATATGGACCTGCGAATGAAAGATTATTATTTAAAAGAAACGATCTAAGATATCCAACCGATTTAAAATTTAAAGAACAAGACGTATTAGTTATTAGTCAACATAGATACTCACCACCCATCGGTCAAGATTTTTTAAGTTCCAATTTTAATGATATTCTTAAAGGTGGATTTCTAAGAAGAACAGATGTTTTAGAAGAAGCAATTGGGACAGTTTATTTTCCTATGCCCACTAGTATTGTAGAAAGTAAAGATGCTGGTTGGGGTCCTGATAATATGAATAATATGGCCGGAGCTTTGACAAATTTAGCGTTAAAGAACACAGAAGCTTTGGGAGTAGCCGGTGGGATTGGTGGACTTTTGGGAGGAATTGCACAAAAGAAATTTGGTGTAGGGAATCCTTTATCAGGAGCAAAATCAGGAATTCAAGCAGCAGCATATACATCTTTAGCAGCAGGAGTAATGCAACAAGGCGCTCAAGATGCACAAGCTTTATTTGGAACCAGTTTAATAAGTAATATTATAGGATTAACTGGATACGAAGTTCCAACAGAAACAATTTTATCAAGAGGAGCTGGAATAGTTCCTAACGAAAATTTAGAACTATTATTTACAGGCCCAAGTCTTAGAACTTTTTCAATAAGTTACAGACTTACAGCAAGAAGTAGAGATGAAGCGAAAATAATAAGACTCATAATACGATTTTTTAAACAAGGGATGTCCCCTAAAAAAAGAAGAGGAGCTGCTGGATCAAGATCTTTCTTTTTGGGAACACCTAATGTATTCAGATTAAAATTTACAACTACTGGTGGGAGTGAGATTGAAGGTGTATCTAAATTTAAAACCTGTGCTCTAACATCATTTCAAACAGATTATACTCCAGATGGGTTCTGGAGTGCATATGAAAATGGACAACCAGTATCTACAAGAATTAGTATGAATTTTGCTGAATTGGAACCAATTTACGATACAGATTATCAAAGTGATGTGTTCCCAGAAACAGGCCTTTCACCAGTAACAGATTCTCAGGTAGGTTACTAACATGTCATATTTCAGAGAACTTCCAAATTTAGAATACGTCAATAGATTTAAAAATTCTGGATCTAATGATGAAACTGTAATAGCAAAAAATATTTTCAAAAGACCAAAATTACGCGAAGATCTTAGTGCTATTTTTTCTTCTTTTGATTATTATTCTGTTGAAGGTGGAGAAAGACCAGATCATATCTCGGAAAAAGTTTATGGCGATCCTCAATATGATTGGATCATCTTAATTGCCAATAATATTATCAATGTTAATGATGAGTGGCCATTAAGTCCCGCTCAGTTTAATGAATATTTACTTAAAAAATATCCAACAGAAGAGGAATTACAATCAATAAGATATTATGAAACAATAGAACTTAAAGATTCTAGTGGTAGAGTTGTATTACCTGGAGGATTAATTGTAGATGAAGCTTTTTATAAGGCTCCAGAATATGCAAGTTTGGACGAAACACCTCCAGGAATTACTTTTCCTCCAATATTTTTAAATGGAATTGTAGCGATTACTAGTTCCGTCTTAGGAAATACTCCTGGTGATCAATATAGTGTTCAATCGGTAATTGTCCAAAACCAAGGGAGAGGGTATACAACAACTCCTTTAGTTCAATTTTCGGAACCAACAATAACCGTACTTGCAACGGCAACGGCAGGAATAACTAGTTTCAGTGTAAGTTCAATAGTCGGTTTAAACACTGGAAGAGGATATAGATCTGTTCCTCAAGTAATCTTTTCAGAACCTCCAATTTCAGTTCAAGCAACTGCAACCTGTTCATTGGGTACTGATTTTAATGTTAATAAAGTTGCAACAATTTCAATTACAAATAATGGTATTGGTTATGGTGTAACTTCTCCTACTATAACATTTTCTCTACCACCAGAATTTATTATTGGTGCAACATATACAAATGAGTCTCAAAATGCAGTTGGTGATCAAATAGATGGAATGTATATTCGTTCCGATGGAATGAGATTATATACTGCTAGCACTTTTGGAACACCCTTACTAAGACAATATAGTTTTTCTACCGCTTGGAATGTAAGAACTTTAAGTTCAAGTGGAAGTTTAGATGTGAGTGACAAATTCTCATATTGTAGTGGAATAGAACTAAGTCCAGATGGTACTAGATTATACGTAGTCGGAGGAAAAAGTGGTTCGTTCTTAGTTGCGCAATACAGTCTATCAAGTCCATGGACAATTTCTTCTGCTTCTTTTGTTTCTCAACTTCTTCTAACTGCTCCAGGTGGTGTTAGATTAAAATCAGATGGAACTAGGTTGTATATATTAAATTCTAATTCACCCGATAGTATTCAGGAATACGAACTATCAGTTGCATGGAATATCAGTTCATCCTCTCTTCTAAATTCTTACAATATAGAGTCTTCAACTGGCGATAATGGTATTCTGGGATTTTCTTTTAATGCAGAAGGAACCAAAATGTTTGCAACTGGAGTTTCTAACTCTTCAATTTATGAATTTGATTTAGAAAGTTGGGACTTAAGTACACTATCCTTCAAAACACTTTTATATGTTGGTGATAGAATTTCAAATCCTTCCGATGCATTTGTTAGTCCAAATGTAGAAAAACTACTTTCTGTCGGAGGGTCGGGTGATAGACTATTTGAATACACTATAAATGTAAGAGCAAGAGGTACGGCAACAGTATTAAATAGTTCTGTAAGTCAAATCACATTAACAAATTCCGGTATAGGTTATACGGAACCACCAACAATTACAATTTCGGCTCCATATCCATCAGTAAGAGCTCAAGGTATTTCATCAATATCTTCTGGTCACGTTTCATCAATTACGATAACTAATCCTGGGTTTGGCTATACATTACCACCAACAATCACGGTAGGATCTCCTCCAGAATATAGAAGAGCTTCGGGAATAGCAAGTATAAGTGATGGAAAATTAATTTCAATTACTGTTATAGATGGAGGGTTTAATTATGATCAACCACCAACTATAACATTATCAGTCTTACCTGAACAAGTATTAAATGTTGAAATTGACGAAACATACTCCCAAAACAATAAAACTTGGAAATGGAGTGGAAGTGAATGGAAAGAAAAGATTACAGAAGAATTTAAATTTTTGGATAATGGATTAATTATCAATGTTTTTGGAAATGCAATATCAAAACCAATATCTAATTATGAACATGAAACTCGAATAAATGAACAAAAAAGACTAATTATAATTCCAAGACCAGAATATTTGACTGGAATCATAAAAGATCTTAAAGATATGATGAGATACGATAAAAACGCACCAGGAGTCATAAACTCTAAATTAAAGAAAACTTATAATCCCAAATTAACTGGAGTTTGATAATGAGTCATATAAAAGTATTTTTTATCGCAAAGATAAAAAATTTCAATGAAGAATATGAAAATTATAATAAAAATTTATTTGAAAGTGCTAAAAAAATGCCAGGATTTATTGATATTGAAAGTCAACAAATTGATGATGTTGAGATAACAATAAGTATGTGGAAAAGTAAAGATGATGTTATAAAATGGTCAAAAGATCCAGAACATGTAGAAGCAAAAAGAAAAGTTTATGATTGGTATCATTGGGTTAAAGGAATTCACCTAGAATGTGTAGATGATAAAAATTAATGTTAACAAAAAAATCTCCTACCGAAGTAGGAGATTTGAAGTTTATCAGGACTCAGCCAGTTTCTGGAAGTAACTCAGAGCATCATCTGCATCTTCATCATCTTCTTCCTGAACTGCAGGACGAGCAATTTCAAAGGAAGGAGTAGAACGCTTAGGGGCAGACTCACCACGGCGTTCTGCTTCCCACTGTTCATCCTCTTCAACGGTCTCAGGATCTTGTTGTGCGGGAGCTTTTGCACCCAGGACATAATCCAGACGCTTCTTCAGTTCATCATAGGACTTGAAGTTTGATGCAGCAGCGAACTCATTGAGATCATTCAGATTCTTGTAGATGCGTTCCAGTTTGTCATCATCATCCAGAAGAGCAGAAGGCTTCTCAAACTCAGACTTATCGTAGTTCCAGTAACCT